GATTCTTTCTCGGAAGGTGAGAAACAACGAATCGATTTGTCTCTATTGTTTACGTGGAGACAGATTGCTAAGATGAAGAATTCAGTCGCAACCAATCTATTGATTTTGGACGAGACTTTTGATTCATCATTAGACGATGATGGGGTTGACAATCTTATGAAAATCCTGTATAGTCTAGGGGAAGAGACAAACGTTTTTGTTATCTCTCACAAGTCGGAACTTGAGGATGCTCAATTCCAACGTAAACTGGAATTTGTTAAAGAGAAAAACTTTTCCAAATTAAAAGCTGCATAAGGGTTGACAAACGTTGCCCAATGTTATATAATGACTGTATATTAACTGAGAGAACTAAATCATGGAACTATCTGATCGTACCTTATCGGTACTTAAAAACTTCGCAAACATCAATTCTAACATTGTGTTTCGTGAAGGCAATGAACTAAAAACTATTTCGGTCGCAAAGAATATTCTTGCAAAAGTTACCCTAGATGACGATATCCCATCCACCTTCGGTATCTACGACCTTAATGAATTCCTTAGTGTGTTGGGTCTAGTTGAGAAACCCGCACTAAGATTCGAAAAGACTCACGTAGTAGTCTCTGACTCTACCGGTCTTCGTGGTAACCGTTACTTCTATTCTGACATTGATATGTTGTCTGCACCTAGTAAAGATGTCATCATGCCAGAACCAGAAGTTAAGTTTACCCTAGATACTGATACATTGAGTCGATTGAAGCGTGCGTCCTCTGTCCTAGGACACGATTCGATTTCTATCACCCCCGAAGGTAAGTCTATCAAACTTACTGTGGTTGATAACGATGACGCAACTTCTAATAGTTTCTTCTCATATGTTGAAGGAGAGTTCCAAGAAGGAGTTGATTTCAACTTTGTCCTGAATGTGAACAACTTGAAGATTGTTTCCGAAGACTTTGAGGTTGGTATTTCTAAGAAATTGATCTCTAACTTTAAGTCGAAACAATCGTCCATTGAATATTTTATTGCACTTGAAAAATCATCTACTTACGGAGTATAAGAAATGAGTAACAAAGAAAAGGCACCAACACCACCAGTTAAAGACGAACGTATCGCAGTACTGTTAGACCTCGCTAATCGAGTCTCACGATCTACTGTCGCAGTAATCGATACTGTAGTACAACGTGGTGGCTTCAAAGGTGAAGAATTGTCTACGATTGGTCAGTTGCGAGATCAAGCAATTGAATCTATCCAACTAGTTGAACAGTTACAAGACCAGTAACCAACTAAGCGTTTGTCGTCTAATTGGATAAGGCATCCGCCTTCTAAGCGGATTATTGCAGGTTCGAGTCCTGCCAGACGCGCCAAATAATGCGGGTGTAGTATAGTGGTATTACAGGAGGTTTCCAACCTTTTGATGGGAGTTCGATTCTCTCCACCCGCTCCATATTATTATAGGAGAACGAATGTTGTTTAAAACATATATCCCCGATGTTGTACACCATATGCGGGAACGTGATGAATCTATTGGAGGAGATAATCCTTACAAGTGGGTTCGTAAGATGACAAGTGAATTGCTTGGAGGGAAGAAGGTTGTTGTGTTTGGACTGCCTGGCGCATTTACTCCCACTTGCACTAATGAACAACTACCTAACTTCGAACGACTCCATGACGAGTTTGTTGCAGAAGGTATTGAAGAGATCTGGTGCACTTCGGTGAATGATGCATTCTCGATGAACAAGTGGGCCAAAGACCTTGGTATCATCAAGGTGAAGATGTTACCTGACGGTAACGGTCAGTTTGCAGATGGTATGGGTTACTTAGTTGATAAGTCTAATCTGGGATTCGGCAAACGTTCTTGGCGTTACGCACTAGTCATTGATAACATGAGTATTGAACGTTGGTTCGATGAAGACGGTATGTCTGACAATTGTCCGGACGACCCATACGAAGTATCTGACCCACAGAATGTTCTTGATACAATACGAAACAGTTAATATCCCCCCCGAAAGGGGGGTTTTTTATTGACAATGAAACACAGGTGTGTTATAATTACCTGTAAATTAAATTATGGAGCAATACATGAAAGATGAATTCTTATGGGTCGAGCGGTTTCGTCCACAGAAAGTATCAGACACTATCCTGTCGTCTGACCTAAAAGTAACATTCCAAAAGATCGTAGATGGTGGTGAACTACCTAACATGTTGTTCTCTGGTACTGCGGGTACTGGTAAGACGACTATCGCACGTGCCATGTGTGACGAACTTGGTCTTGACTATATTGTCATCAACGGATCTGAAGAGGGTAACATTGATACTCTTCGTGGTAAGATCAAACAGTTTGCATCCTCGGTATCACTGTCCGGTGGTTACAAGGTTGTTATCCTAGATGAGGCTGACTATCTCAATCCTCAATCTACCCAACCCGCTCTCCGTGGGTTTATCGAGGAGTTCTCTAATAACTGTCGGTTCATTCTGACATGTAACTTCAAGAACCGTGTAATCGAACCATTACACAGTCGTTGTTCTAATTATGAGTTTAACTTCTCTAAGAAGATTATGCAACAGTTGTGCGGTCAGTTTATGGTACGTGCACAGGATATTCTGGAAGGTGAGAATGTCAACTATAACAAAGATGTACTTGCGCAGTTGATTATGAAACACGCACCGGACTGGAGACGTGTACTCAACGAACTACAACGACACAGTATCTCTGGTCAGTTGGAAACTACGTCTATTATCACTGACGCAAACTCAAACTACAGTCTTTTGTTCAAGGCACTGAAGGGTAAAGACTTTAAGAAGATGCGTGGATGGGTTGTCAATAACATGGATGTAGAACCTGCGTCTATCTTCCGTGGTATATACGATGCAATGTCCGAGTATGTACAACCCCAATCGATTCCGCAACTGGTATTGATTCTTGCTGATTATCAATACAAGAATTCTTTTGTTGCGGATCACGAACTAAATCTGGTCGCATGTATGACCGAAATTATGGCTAATGTAGAGGTGAAATGATGAATGATTATCAAAAAGATGTAGAAGATTTTATGGTGATTGGAGGACACGAAGTTCCTGACCATAGTGGGATGGAGAGCGATCAAGCAAATCTGTATATGGATTTAATTGAGGAAGAATTTTGGGAGACCAAACAGGCATTCTTACACGGTGATATTGTAGAAGTCGCAGATGGTCTTGCAGATATGGTATGGGTTATCATGGGTCTGGCCTCTACTCTAGATATGGACTTCAATGATATTTGGAAAGAAGTTAAACGTTCTAACATGTCTAAGTTTCCCGATGGCGTTGCGATTCGTAATCCCGAGACAGGTAAGATTATGAAACCAGATACATTCTCTGAACCAGATCTTGCGAGTGTGTTGGGTGTCTAAGTGGAGTGATGCGCACATGGCGGTTGCCGAGACATATGCAAAATTGTCTTCGGCTAACCGACTGAAGGTTGGTTGTGTCATTGTGAAAGAGAACCGCATCATCTCTATCGGATACAACGGTATGCCTTCTGGTTGGGACAACAACTGCGAACATGAAGTGAAGACTGGCAACACAGGTTACGGTAGGAAACTAGTCACTAAAGACGAAGTTCTACACGCAGAAACTAATGCGATTGCGAAGGTTGCACAATCCTCGGAATCGTGTTATAATAGTGATCTATATACTACAACGGCACCGTGTTTAGACTGTGCTAAACTAATATATCAATCAGGTATCAAGAATGTTTATTACCGTACTCCGCACTTGCGCAGTACAGACGGTATAGATTTTCTTGGAAAATGTGGAATACCCGTATGTCAAATATAATGATTAATGATATTTACGAGATGACTCCGGCAGACAATGTACTGTATTTTCCTAATAACATAGATGTTAGGATATGTCCTAAAAATGGTATGTCTTCCGTGAAAGAGGCTCTTCGTAGATCTTTGGCTTCTAGAGCTCCTCTGGGACTCGTGGATAGAGTTTTATCGGTGAAGAAACACGCAGATCAATTCGATATCCCCTTCAGAAAAGGTTCTTATCGCATTGCTATAAGACGCGATCCGATTGATAGATTCAAATCTGCGTGTGAATTCATTCAATCCGCACGTGCTTTCTACATTAAAAATGGCAGAGATTTACCAGATATATCACTACAGATTGATCGAGTTATTGATGATATGGAACGGGGTTTGGTGAAAAATAGTCACTTCTATACACAGTCTTGGTACATGGGTCATCCCGATGATTATGATATGGTTTATCATATTAGCGAGATACCGAAACTTCTTGACTTCCTCCAAGAAGCCTGTACAATAGAACGTGACATTAGTGGATTACATGAAAACCGAACTACAATGAAATTATATAATGATGCGATATCACCCGAACATCTGGTGAAACTTCGCAACTTTTACTTGAAGGATTATAAAAATGGCTGGTGCAAACAAGAAGACCGTCTCCCCGTTTGATTTTTTACAAAGCATAAACCACTCGAAGATAGATATATATGAGGGTAACGAGAAGGGTTATGTCCCTTTCGTTATCAATCGCAGTTTGTCGTACTTCCCCGACACAGTTGCACTGGCGAATGAGATGAATCGGTATCACCATATCGATAGTAAGTTACAATATCAATTTCTTATAAATATAGTTAGGAAACGAAAACGGTTTTCTAAATGGGTAAAACCTGAAATAGAAAATGATATTGAATTGGTGAAAGAGTATTATGGATATAGCAATGATAAAGCGCGTCAAGTCCTACCGTTACTCTCCGCCACACAACTAACTATTATAAAAGATAAGGTGAATAAAGGTGGAAGAAAATAATATTGTAGAATGGAACTCTGGGTTGATGTTAGAAATTATCCTAGCAGAACCAGATGACTTTTTGAAAGTCAAGGAAACTCTCACACGTATTGGTATCGCCTCCAGACGTGATAATAAACTTTTCCAGTCCTGTCATATACTACACAAACAGGGAAGATATTTTATTGTACACTTCAAAGAACTCTTTATGTTAGACGGTAAGAAGTCTAATCTAGAAACTGGAGATGTACAACGAAGAAATACAATCGCAACTTTACTGCAAGACTGGGGTCTGGTAGAGATCCACAATAAAGAAGTTGCAAAAGACTGTGCGCCTATGCGTACAATCAAGATTATTGGATTTAAAGATAAAGACCAGTGGGAGCTTTGTCCTAAGTATAATATTGGAAATAAGTGATGTTTGATATATTTACAGATAAAGATGAATTCATTGCGGATAAGATCCCGTTCTTTGGGAAACTTCCTCTTGAAATAAGTGATGTGTATGATTGGAACAAACATATGCACCTACTCAATACTCATCCGGATAAACAAATAGATTCGAATACGAACAAGTTTCGTATCGGATTGAACTCTTTCCATAGTAGACCTTCTGCACCTCAGTTC